AGGTGCTAAGAAATTCCCTGGTAGTAGACTTCAAAACACTAAAAAGGTCAAGAGGTTTAGAAGGATAATTTGTTCTGAAGATTGCCCTGATATTATAAACGAATTAGAAGGTTTAACTTATGCATTAGATAAGAATGGAGAAATTATAGAAGATGAATTTAATATCGATGCACATTCATTTTCCGCTATCTGGTATGCGTTAGATGGATATGAAGTTGCCGATATTAAAGAACAAAAATACAATGATGATGTTTACAACAAAGGTAGAGGGCTTAAACAAAATGTTCTTAAAAAGTATAGGAGGAAAGGAGGTAGCGTATTTTAGTGAATATAAAAGAAACATTGTTAAATCTAAGTGATAAAGAAAAGAAGGAAAGAGAAAAAGCTAGAAAAGACTTTTTCTTTTACTTAGGAGAAACAGAGAATAAAGAATCAGCTATTGCAGATAATGCACTACTTGGGCAGAGTTGGATCACACTAGATGATTTAGATTATGTTCCAAGCCAAGTAATAGATAATAAAATTAAACCACTTATAAACAAACAAGCAAGATTTATGTTTGGGGATGAACCAGACATATTACTTAAACCTTTAGATAAGAAATATAAAGAAACTTGTGAAGAATTAAGACAATTTATAGATGCAATATTAAATGCTAGTAAGTTTTGGAGTAATACATTTAAAGCTTTTAGGTTAGCAAGTGTAACTAAAAGAGTAATGTTAAGGCTAGAAGCTAATCCTGGACAGCCAGTTAGAATTTATTATCATGATATTAATGATTTTAACTATGAAGTAGATCCTAATGATGTAACTAAATTAAATAAGATAGTATTAGTAAGGCAAGATACTGAAACAGAAAACAAGGAGCAAAAGAACCAGCTATGGTATAGATACACTTACTATATCAATAAAATAAGTGATAAAGGATCTGCTTGCTATCTAAGAATAGAAACTTTTAAAGGTGATAATTTAGAAGTTCCAATAGAAATAAAAGAACAGGATACGGGACTTTCTAAAATACCATGTTGGGTAATAGTGAATGAACAAAGCATTGTGAGCCCTTATGGTCAAAGCGATATAAAGGATTTAAAACCATTACAAGATAGCTACAATAGGAGATTAAGTGATTTTAATGATAGTTTAAGGTTTCTTATGTTTGGACAAACAGCCATAATAGATGCAACACAAGATACAGTTAATGCTTGTAATATTGCTCCTAATGCACTTATGGCTTTAAAGAGTATAGAAGATACAGAAGGGAATAAACAAGCTAAAGTACTAAGGTTAGAAAGTAATTTTACTAATGCAGATCCAGTACTTAAATATTTAAAGAAATTAGAAGATAGTATGTATGAAAAGTTAGGTATTCCAAGACCAGAAAGCTTGCAGCAAGTACCAAGTGCTAAGAGTATTAAATATATGTATACAGAGCTTGTAGCACGTTGTGAGGAGAAATGGCACGATTGGGAGCCTACAATAAGGTCCATGATTAGACTTGTAGTTGAAGCATGTGGTAAATTTAAATGCTATGAGGAATGGAAAGAGGAATGGAATGATTTATTATACAATATAGTTTTAAATAAAAATTACCCTATTCCAGAAGATGAAGAAGACAAGAAAAAGTTAGCTATGGAAGAAGTAAGAACTAATGTCAGAAGTCATAGAAGCTATTTGCAAGACTTCACAGATGAAGAAGATATAGAAAATGTTTTAAAAGAGATTTGTGAGGATATAACTTCTGTTACTGCAGCAGAACAAGAACAATTTTTAAAGGATTTATAAGTTACAAAATCCTCCTAAGTTATGTTATAATTTACATAGAAACAGGGGGAGAGTTATGAATTTGTTGATTATATTTTATATATTATTTTTAATATTTTTAGCTGCATTAATTATAGTTTTGTTAACAGATACTAAAATAGTAAAGAAAAAGAAAGATGCTATTATTATATATTCAATAGGAACTATAATTTATGGAACTTTATTTGCTGCTAACTTTTAGGTTAGAATTTAATAATTACAATTATGTATATGTGGAGCCAGTGAGTAAAACACCCATTAATAGAAAAGTTAGCAGCAAAGATGATAGAAGTACTTCTAAAACAGAAGCTCCTAAAGAGCAGTTGTATGTAGACGAAAATGGAAATGGACTTATAAAAGGGAATACAAGTAAAAAAACAGGAGAGAAAATATATCATACACCAGGATCTAGATATTACAATAGCACAAAAATAGAAGACGCTGAAATATGGTTTAAAACTATAGAAGAAGCTCAAAAGGCTGGGTACAGAGCACCTAAAAAATAATAGGTGCTATTTTTATTGCTTAAAGTGAGGTGGTGGGATGAATGAATACTTAGAGCTAGTAGATAGGGCACAAAAACAAAGAATAATACTTACTAAGAAGCAAGTAAAAAATATAAGGGATTTATATAGAGATGTAGCAAAAGATTTAAGGAAAAGAGCCAAGAAAGCAAATAAGAATAGCTTAAATGAAAGATGGTTATTAGATTATCAGAAACAATTCAAAGTGGACATGAAAGAATTAAATAAGATACTTAGAAAAGATATAGAAGGTTCTATGTTAAAGAGTGCTGAGTATGCAACCAATATTCAAACTGATTTCTTTAATTTTATGGATATTAAATATAAATTAGATGCTCAAGAACATTTCTCAACTATGTTCTCTAAGGTACCTCAAAAAGCTTTAGAAGAACTTATAAGTGGAGATTTTTACAAAGATGGTAAAGGATTGTCCGAGCGATTATGGTTTCATGAGAAGGAAGCCAATACAAACTTTGATTATATAATTCAAAAAGGATTAGTAAAAAAGAAGAGTACTTATGAATTAGCAAAAGATTTATCAGATTATGTTAATCCAGAAGTAAAAAAGGATTGGGATTTTAAAAAGATATATCCAGGAGTAGGAAATAAAAAAATAGAATATAACTCTTTTAGGTTAGCAGTAACTTCTATAAGTCACGCATATCAATTATCTATGCAGAGGAGTTGTAAGGCTAATCCGTTTGTAGAAGGAATAGAGTGGCATACAAGTAATTCTCATAGAGGACCATGTTCCGTATGCCAAGAAAGAGAAGGAAAAACATATAAACCAGACGAATTACCTTTAGATCATCCCAATGGAGTATGTTATTTTACACCAGTTATAACTAAGAGTATGGAGGATATTGGTTCAGAGCTTCATGATTGGTTATATGGTGGAAGTAACAGTAAATTAGATGATTGGTATAGTGAATATGGTATGGAATTTATAACTTAGAAGGGAGTGAAGAGCGTCAATGGAAGATAAAGCAAGATTCAAAAGAATTAAAAGAATTAAAAGAAGTATTGAATAAATGTAAAGATGGAGTAATTAAGGCATAGAGGTATGTCTTTTTTATTTTGTTTAAAGTGAGGTGAGAATAATGAACGTTGCAAGTAAGTTGCATGAGAAATGCAAGAAATGCAAGTACAGAGAGAACTGTAATAATAAAAAAATGGTAGCTTGTGGCTTAGTTGGAATACAAAAGCCTAATACTGAACCTTTAACACAACCTTTATCTAGAAAATATACTTCTGTAACAATTAATATGGGTGAGTATGGGAACATAAATACTAGCCTGGAACAGATTAATAATCAAATTAATAAAGCATTCCAAATAAATTGTGCTTTTAATAAGGGCTAGGAATAAGGCTTTTTTATTTTACTAAAAATTAAGAGAGGAATGATATAAATGAATTTTGGAAAAGCATTAGAAGAAGTTAAAAAAGGTAAAGGTATGAGATTACCACAATGGAAAGAAGACGTTGTAATTCGTATGTGGAAACCAAGTATTGAAATTGAAACTGTTGCTGAAGCAGTTCACAATGCATGGTGGGAAGAAAAGAAAAAACAAGGAGTTACAGAACACCCAGATATGATTTCTTATAGTCATTTATCAGAAGAAGTAAAGGAATATGACAGAGTAACGGTGAGAGCAATAATTGAGTCAACGAACTGTATGACAGTTTCATATTTATATGTTGAAAGTAGATTTGGAAGGGTACCTTGGAAAGAAACAATGATTGAATTATTATCAGAAGATTGGGAGGTTGTTGAGTAATGGCAAAACTAAATGAAATACTAGGAGAACATTTTAAACATATGCCAGAAGATATTCAAAAGAAATATAAAGATATTGACTTAGTAGATAGTTCTGGTTATGTAGAGAAATCAGAACTGGAAACTGCTAATAAGACGATTAAACAGTACAAGAAAGACATTGAGAAGAGGGACAAAGACTTAACAGATCTACAAAGCAAAGTTAAGGACAATGAGGAGCTTAATACAGAGATAGAAAATCTTAAGAAGGCTAATAAAAAGACAAGTGAGGACTATGAAGCTAAGTTAACTCAGTTAAACTTTGATACTAAGTTTGAAAAAGCTTTAGGAGCTTATAAACCTAAAAATGCTAAAGCTTTAAAGGCACTTTTAGATATGGAAAAGGTAAAACTTGATGGAGAGGACTTCTTAGGACTAGAGGAACAGGTGAAAGTATTGAAAGAATCTGATTCTTATTTATTCGCAGAGGAAACTCCAGGAGGTACTGGCAGTATAGGAGGTGGTGCAGGTTCATTTGGAACGGGTGGACAAGAAGGAAGCTTAGGTTCAAGACTTGCTAAAGAGAAGGCAGAAGCCGTAAAGGCAACAGAATCACAAAATAATTTTTTTAAGTAGGAGGGGAAGTTAATGAGCATAGAAACTAAACAAACTTATATGGGTGAAAACAAATCCATATTACAATTTGCAGGAGATCTATTTCAAAACACTTTAATAAAGGTTAAAAAGACAGATGTTCCAGAGGTAACAGGCAAAAGAATATTGAAAGCTGGAACTATTGTTAATGCTACAGGAGTAAAAGCTAATGACGCTACTGCATTTGGTATAGTTTACAGAGATGTTGATTTTACAATGTCAAATGGGACTGAGAATATTCCAGTAACTATATTTGGATTTATAAAAGCCAAAGCACTACCAGAGGTAGCAACAGCAGAGGCAAAAACAGCATTAAACATGATTAAATTTTTATAATTAAAGGAGGATTTACAATGGATTGGAGAGATATTATAAACGTAAAAGAAATTGCAACTTACATTAAGGAGTTGCCACCACAAATGCTTATAGGTGAGAGCCTATTCCCACGCACAAAGCAATTAGGAATGGAACTTAAGTATATTAAAGGTGCAAAGCAAAAACCAGTAGTGCTTAAGCAGAGTACTTTTGATGTTGCCGTTAAAATCAGAGCATTGAAAGCACAAGTAGATGAGATCACTAAACAAATGCCATTTTTTAAAGAATCGGTGTTGATAAATGAAAAAGATAGACAAGATTTATTACTTGCTATGCAAGCTGATAATAAAAATATAATCAATATGATTGTTAGTAATATTTTTGATAATTACAAGTTTTTAGTTGATGGTGGAGATATGCAGATGAAGAGAATGAGAATGCAACTATTAGCTGATGCAGGAGTTATTAGCATAATTTCAGAGGATGGAGATATAGTATTTGATTTTGGTGTGCCAAGCGATCACAAAGAAGTTCTTAGTGGTACTGCAAAATGGTCAGATACAGAAAATTCTAATCCTGTTAAAGATATAATTAGATGGGTAAGAAAAATGAAGGAAGATGGCTATGTAGTAAATAGAGCTATTTTGGATGAAACAACTTTCGGATGGATTACTGCAAATAAAAATATTATTAATTCAGCATTCCCTAATAATCCTAATTATATGGCATCTGATGAAGAAATTAAAAAGTTCATAAAAGATAAAACAGGAGTAGCTTTTGCAGCAGTTAGTGGTTCTTATAAATTAGAAGACGGCACAGAGCAGCCTTATTTTACAAAAGGTAAATTTACATTAATTCCTACAGGAAGTTTAGGCAAAACTTATTATGGTACAACTCCAGAAGAAGCCGACAAAATGTTTGGTAATTCTGATAATGTACAAATAGTTAGAACAGGAATAGCAGTTATGACAATGAAGAAAGATGATCCAGTAACAGTTCAAACAAAAGTATCTCAATTAGGAATGCCAAGTTTTGAAAGAGCAGATGAATGTTTCTTTGCTACAGTAGCTGAATAAGGGAGAGGGTGAGATACCTTCTCTTTTTAAATTTAAAATAGAAAGGATGATTAATATGGCTAAGAAAGTGGATGAAAAATTAAAGAAAGTAAAAGCTTTAGTAAATATAAAGTATGATGAAAATTGTTTCAAAATAGGTGATGAATTTGAGATTAGAGAAGATGATGCTGAGAAAATGACCAAGAAAGGTTATGTTGAACTTTTAGAGAAAATAGAAAAAGGAGAAATTGAGGAGGATGAATAATAATGTCCACGCCTTTAGAAATACTTAAATTTAATCTCCAGGAGCGAGAATATCCATATTTTGAAGATAATGATCTAAATTTATTATTGCAATCCAATGATGCTAACCTTAATAAGGCTAGTTATAAAGGGTGTTTATTGAAAGCTAATGCAGATGATAAACTAGAAGTTGCAGGAGTTAAATTAAGTTCTAATAGGC